CCCACCACAAGACCATTTACTTCATCCGCATCGTATCCCAACTCTTCTGCTTTTTCTTCAATAACGGGAGTCCATTCTTTTTCAATCTCATTTCTCGCCTCTTTCACCTGCTTTTCAAGACGTGCAGACTGAGAACGAGAAATGAATTGGTTAACGTCAGAAGTGAAGGCTCCTAACGAATAGAGTGGCATTGGCATCTCGGAAATAATCCAATTGAGATCCCAATCAAGAAATTCGGTAATTGGTGCAACTTCACCTTCAACAGTATCAACACTCAAGTCTCCTTGAACACCTTGTTTCATCCCCGGTTCAAATTCAGACTGAGAATGTTCATTCATGAAGGAACCAATTTCTTCAGGTTCCCACGGATTATCTTCAGAGCCGAATTTGAAGAGTTGGAATGGTTGTGAGACAGACTCAATTGCCTTATCGTTATCGTCTAACTTCTTCAGCAAACTATTAAGTCTGTCTTCAACTGCTGCAATACGGGACTCACCAAAAATACTTCCAATGTCGGAGTCTCTATCAAGTTTTAAAACTTCGTCGCGCGTGAATGGAATGTAATATCCTTGATCACGTCCTGTGATTACATCATCAATCTGAACGTATGCAGCAACATCGCCATTGTCTTTTTCATAAAAATCACGTTCATCAATAAGACCTTGAATGATACCAGAAGCATCTCGACTATGTTGCTCGGAATCGTAATCCGGTGGAAGGAGAACACTCTGTCCCGGTTTCGTGAAAGCACGAACCGTTTCAGGTTTCATCAGTTTGAAACCATACAAGTTACCATCTTCATCGGTAACTTTCTCACAGAAAACAGTCCCCTTAACCTCTCTCTGAATCTGTGCCTTCTTTAGAAGGAAAGAAAAGTCCTTGTCAATTTCACCACCGACAATAGATGAATGTTCTAACCAATCTTCTAACTCTTTTTTCAGTTCTTCATTTTCGGTGTCAATATAATAACCGGGACCAACAACCTCCGAAGCAAAACTCCGAATTGGGTCACGGATGATGGATACCTCTTTATAAATCTCCCAATAGCGATCCAAGTCTTCTTTTTCGGGATAGTGTTTATCCACTTTGCCCGAACGGACAACACGGTTGTAGCGCGTGGACCTTCCTTGTCGGAAACCATCAACTGAACGAGCCTCTGGCTGACCAGAAGCACGTTGTAACTCTTCTACAACTGTCTTGCTATAATCTTGAATCGTATCTCGGATACCCATATTTCACCTACTCAAAACTGTAAGCGCGTCGTTTATTTCGTTCACTTACGTCATAATCATTTGAACTGTTGAAAGAATAGAACTTCTTTTGCCTCTCAACATATCTATCTCCGGACTTTGCTGCGATTGCCAACGCGAGAGAGTCGGCCATGTCATCATGATCTTCGCCGGGTGCATAGATTTTCATATTCCCTCTCTGAGTATTTTCATACTCAATAGTCCGAAGTTGAGAAAGTAAATCTTCTCTATCGGGAATATTCAATTCTCCCTTCTGCATCTTGTTCTTTGTTTGGTTGTAAATAGACTCCTTACTACGGATTGTAGTCCGGAATCCCTCGACTTGTTTAAACTCTCTTTCAAATCTATGCACAGTACCTTCGCCAAGACCATTTTCTTCAATATAGACAGAAATATAATTTCTATCTCGTGAATTTATCTTAGAACGGATCTCACGTTCAAGCTCCGGAATCTCACATTCATCAATTGTCTGTATATCAAAGACATTATCTTCATCATCCACAGACGTTAACACCGCTTGGTCATCTCCGGTTGTTGCCGGATCAACGCCCATATACGCAGTCCGACCAACTCTATCGGGATAGACTACATTTTGAGGCAGTTCTTCATCACGCGCCCATTCAAGCGAAGCATTGATATCCCGGTTCTTGAAGAACGCATTCTTCTTATCTGTGAATTGACCAAGAACCTCCCGTTCAAACTCCATCTGCGTCATGTCTTGACGCCATTCCTTAATCTGCCAAGATGGAATATCAGGATTCTCCATCGAAGTAACTTGCTTTGTTAACCACATATCAGAAACTTCTGAATTATCGTGGTCGGGATTGAAACGAGTATATAAATAACCCTCTTTACCCCACGGAGTTGAAGCGATCATCATCCGTCCTTCCTTTGTCGCCTGCATGGGGGAGATGACTGACGTAAAAATATGACGGTCAATAAATGCCGCCTCGTCAATATAAGCAGAATTGATAGTCAATCCGCGAATTGTCTCTTCAAGTGCGGGGAGTGCCATAATCCGACTCCCGTTTTTTCCAATAATACGAGACTTTGTAATATCTTCAAGTCCGTAATCATTGGGATTATCAATCCACTCTTGAATTTCCGCTTTTAACTTTCGGAGGAAGTTTTGTGCCTGTCGTGCGGTTGGAGCGACGAGTAGTATTTCTCTACCCGGATACATCGTAAATTCGTGTATCGCCAACCACGACATAATTGTAGTCTTACCACATTGCCGACCCGAGACAAACGCAATCCGTTCTTTATTTGAATCTAAAATCTCTTGCTGATACGGATACGGAGAAACGTCTAAGATTTTCTCTATAAAGAGTGCAGGTGACTCTCTTAATTTCTGTTGTAACTCAGGCGTAATATCCATAACCAAACCTCAAATAGACTATTCTAAATTAGTCTTCGTAAATCGAATCAAACAACGTCATATTTCCTTCAGTCTCGGCATCCATCAACCAATGTTGTGGTTGCGATTGGACCTTACACGCAGAAGCACGAACAAACTTCGGGTCCATTGGTGCTATTTCTGCATTATATGTTTCAAGAGCGACATTCTGAAATTCATCGAGGATTACAACATCCTTCCGAAGTCCCCGAATATTTCCTCTCTCAAGACCGTAATAACTTCCAAAATCGAACGTTGGATGTTCACCAAACAATCTCTGATATTCTTTCTTCAAACGAGAAGACATTGTTTTTGTCGAAGACAAGAATAGTATATCAAAGCCAGCCTCTGAAAATCGTCTTGCCTCACACAACATCAGCGTCGATTTACCCGAACATCGTTCTCCACGGAACAATTTTGCTTCAGACCACCAATCGCTCAGAAACTCTTTCTGATAATCTCTCGGTTCAAGATTCGGGAATTCTTTATCCATCTTCCATCTCCTTAGAGAGACTTTCAATCAGAGTTTCCGCTGCTTCTTCTGTTTTATCATTGTCGCGGTCCATAATGCCAAGGTCCTTGATCGTCATCCTGCTCTCACGAGAAAGACGGTCCTTAGTAATCATCACAGTATTTTCTTCTTCTTGAGTAATCATACCATGATCTTCATGGAATCCAATATCCTTCTCTTGCGTAAGACCTTTCTTCGCAATGTACTCATCAGCACGACGGCGTTGATGTAAGTCAACCGCGACTTGTCTTACCTTTTCTAAGATGGAGATATCGTCTTTATCGTAATAAGACTTCTCAATCAAGTCGTCCGTAATAGCATCAATCCACTCTTGGTCGGGTTCTGGAAGAGACTTGTAATAACCACCACGGTCTGTATAAAGTCCGTGTTTGTAATTGGGCTTCCAATCACGCTCGGAGTCACCAGAATTCGTGTGGTAGCCACACTTACCATCAACTTGTGTAGCAGGACGATCACAATGACCATCCTTCGTGGTTAACGGATGACCACAAATCTCTTCCTCATCAGACATTGTTTAGTGTCTTCCGGACTCGTGAACATCAAGAGATGTAATGTGGTCGTAAGCGATAACGTGTTTCTCTTCGTCTTTGTCAATCAAAACATGACAATCACGAAGTTCGGTATCGTGTAGATGAAGTTCAAAGGTTTCTCCGTCGCACGTATAAACCATCACTTCGCCACACGCATCGAGATAACTTTCAATACAGTCTTTATTCATCGTTAGTAATTAAGGATTCGCTGACGGCTTCTTCAAAGTATTTTTCTTCGTTGAACTTAAAATCTCCATTATCAGAATGTGTCTTTATATAAGAGAAGAATGTGTCTTGATCAACTTCAACATCTTCTCTTTCTAGATTTTCTAAAACGCGAGATGCCATTCGCATAATACGAGATTTTTCAACTGGACGACGCTTTGCCCCATCAACATCACCACACTCACAATACGATTTCTTTACGGAAGGATGACCAGAATCTCCCGAATCATCAAACCAATCGAAATCTACATGGGACTCGTATTCAACGTGACGGGTTACAGTATCCGGCAGCGTGTGGTGGGGAGAGCTATAAGTCTTTAAACGTCTATAACAGTTTTTACAAATCGAAGTATTATCTTCAATCTTGTTATAAAATACAGAATCTTTGTCCAGTTGTTTGTTCATAATTATACTATACCCTACTTATCGCAATACACTCGCGCTCTTCTATAATCTTCTTCCCTATGATGAGGTCCAAAAATAGACACCACGAGTGGGGCTTGCAACGTTCAGATTATTTCGTTTCTTTTGTTATGTAACCTTTGGAGGTGCTTACTTATAAACCTTTCGTTTCAAACTTACTTTGATATAAAACCACAAGAAATAAATTTTATTTTTTCAGAGTTGACCGCCATTAATCCGTATCGGCTCAACATCTTCCATCACTTTATCTTCGGTGGTGAACCAAAAGATACCACAAGAACCACCGGATGCTCCTTGCGACTCAGCAAACGTGGAAGGTGGTGATGGCGAACCAGTCATTACAACAGGAATTTCATCACCCACTCGTTCAATCAAAGTCTTATGATAATGAGAACGGAGAAGGATATCAAAGCCATAGGCCATATAATCGTCTTTTACCCGATTCTCACCACTACTCGTTCCAACATGATTCAAATACTTTTGACCATGACGAGCGAGATAATCCCATCCACGAACGGTGAATTGAACAACACCAGCGGGACCGGCCTTGTCGATATTCACGTTATCAGCGTCCGAATAGTGAAGTGCTGTCTCAATAAAATCGTACAGCATCATATCAAAGTTCGTTGTGCTTTCTTGATCGAGACGGCCATGATTTCCGGGGACGCATTGAACGTCTACGTGTTCAAATTCTTCGGAGAGTTTAAGGATTTGTTCAATATAAGTATTGCCCGCTTTACGAAGTTGGTGACGGACGTTATCTTCTTGTTCGTGTCGTTGAGATGCAAAAATTCCTTCTCCATCAACGTGATCTCCGTTTAAAACGAAAACAACATCTTCAACATCACCACGTCGATTCGCATGAGAAATCCCCTTATCTACATATTCACGAATTGCTTCTCTCGCTTCTTCTGCGCCATAGTAATCCACATCATATCGGTCCTGAACAACTGAACCAACGTGAGCATCCGAATGGGGAAGAACGAGTGTAGAACCCGAATCAGACCGAGTATATCGTGTTGTAACAGGCTGAGTGTTGTTGAGTGCTTCCTTAACCTCTTTCTCCAACTCAGTCAGCGTGTTGTGTGTCTCTTTCGTTGCCTGCGCTCTGTCATAGGAGTTAATTCGTTTCGGTTCTTCGTTTCTTTTTGTCTCATTCTCGCCGCTGTGTTCTCCTTCGTGCCATACATCGTCGCTTGTCATATAAAATTCATATCCGTGATCTTCTTCCAACGCTTTCATCCTGTAGCGACAAGCTCTCCGAGAAATACCCAATTCATCAGCAATATTTTTTCTAGAATTAGGTAAACAATCGAGAACTGCCTGTTGTTTTGGGGTTACGTTGTCCCTAATATTAGATTCGGGTTCTGACATTAATACCTTATACGGCCTTTAACATTTAAAAGAGTTTCGTTTTTTAACTCCAATTCCGCACTTCAACCCGATAAGCGTTCGTCTGAAACGAGCCATTGATCTAACCACCATGTAAGGGAGTCTTTTCTTCAACCCCACAAGGGCTCGTCTGAAACTCGACTGACGCCGGACACTATTACAAGGTGGATTACCTTCAACCCCATTAGGGTTCGTCTGAAACAGTATTGTGATATTGAGGACCGTTAAGAGCTTCTTCCTTCAACCCCATACGGGTTCGTCTGAGACATGATGAATTGATTAGGACCGACTATTTAGACGACACCTCCAACCCCACAAGGGTTCGTCTGAAATCATGCGAAAATTAACCATTTCCCGTCAACTCCCAATAACAGTCTTCTTTATAAGCCCGATGGAATATGAATGGGTTTTCTTTTTCCATTTTTCGGATCGTTGGTGTACAATCCTGTAATATGGCGGGGTGTTCCATCTTACCGTGAAGTGTTCGCTCCG